TTCAATATCGACAACCAGAGGTTCGCCTCTTCGTCCATACTGTTTGAGCTGCCTGATAGTGTCCAAAGGGTTGTCGAGCAATCTCCACTCTGGAGGTGTGTAAGCATCTACTGTACCTTCAATCTTGCCGACATCCGTAACCAAACTCGGGAACATATCCGACTGACGAAGGCATGCGGCGGGATGGACAGTTGGTATGATCCGCTTACCCTCCAACCCCTTGAACTTACTCGACTTTCCGGGGCCAACTCTAAGTCGCATGACACCCTCCAGTCCGAGGAGCGATTGCGTTGCTGAATTGCCCAGCGCCACAATGGTTCTTGATAGATCTGTCTCACGTATGACACGTGGACGACAAGCTTCGATTGCAGCTTTCGGCGGAGGGCCACCATCGGGTGGACGACAAAGGCAAGCATTGGTTAAAGTCACATCCTTACGATCAATATTGTGGTGAGCAAGAACAAGGTCGAGTAACTTGCCGCTAGGACCAATGAATACTTTACCAGCTCGTGCTTCTTGAATACCTGGAGCCTCACCGACAAAAGCAATGTCACCAGAGCCAACGGTAGCAGGTACGCCGTTAAAGCTAGTTCGAAGAGGGCATTCACTGCAGTTGGCTCCTAGGGCCTGAGCGTCTGTAATACTAAATGTCATTTACTTCATCTACCATCATCATGACATTACGAAGGGTAATGTGATGCTGCATTTCATCCATATCAACTTCGAAGTAGTTATCAGGACGATTGAGAACTTCATTGCTAGGCAAGACCTTCTCGTGGTAACCATATACGTAAGGCATCGATGTATCCATGCCTCGAACGATTCCCAAGTTGCGCGCCTCTTCGAATTCCCCAGTCCACAGGGGTGACGCGCCTAAGAAGTGGATGTCCTTGTCACATTGGCGTTTGATGTACTCGGCAAAGCCGAGGCGAGCTACCAGGTTACCATTACATGTCTCGAGCGTGTGTCGAGGAAGAGCAATGGTGTCAATCCAATCCTGCTGTGTTGCCCAGAAGATGCATTCCTCCATATCGAACATGTCGCTACCCTGTGCAACGAACATCTTCCGGATGTAAGGCTCCAGGAAGTCTTCTGCCATACTATAGAACTGGTTAGCCATCGAGATAGTCAATTCCGTATGCTTGATACTGTCTGGAATGACAAGCTCTGCGACTTCGAAGACATTTGCCTTGTCAATCAAGTCCATTGCGCTGACGAGGCTGCCCTCGAACGCACCATTGTCGAGAATGACATACTGATCGGGATCTTCGCAATGTGCCTGATAAGTCTCGCAGTAAGCAGGATTGACTTCGAAGTCTAACAGGTGTGCTAGAGCCAACTGATACTTAGTATGGTACGTATCAGAGAGTCTGGCGAGCGGTGGAATGAGAGCGAGCTGCATTAGAGTACTCCGATCCATGTGAGTGCCCATGCGAAGCAAAACGCTGTAATAAAGATAGCCATAACGAAGAGCATCCAGTCGATTACCTTCTGCTCGTGTAGCCAGGCCTCTTCTCGTACCTCTACAGATACCTTCTTGTCGTCCATGCTCATTTCTTATCCCATCCTGATTTGGTGCCCTGGAAAGCCTTGACCCCGATCCCGATGTTTTCTACATTCTCATTCAGTCCAGCCTCCTGAATCTGTTCGACCAGGAGGTTGTTGATCATCATCAGCTTGACGAACTGCATGCGACAGTAGTTAGCTGTGTCAGCAAGTTCCTCCGCCATCATCCTTACGACATCGTTTTCCAAGAAGGTAAACGTGCCATACTCTGCAGCACCCTCTTCATGCCGCTTGGCAGCAAGCTCCCAGAACTGGTCACTGTATTCGTTCATGATCTCGATAAGATCATGCGCATCGATCTCTTCCTGCGAGGGCTCGTGCTCAGGCTGATCTGTATTGATGTTGTTCATGCTAACCCTTTTCCCTTACTTCACGTTCCTGCGTGAATCGAATCTCGTTCTGGTTGCGAACTACTTCGTACGTCTTGGCCAAGTCGATCTGCATCATACCTGCGATGTTAAGCAGGTAGACAAAGACGTCCGTAAGCTCCATTGCCATCGCATGACGTACTGACGCATCTCCGTAGTGGAGCGAACCTCGTTCGACCTTCTTGACGATGTTACAAAACTCCCCGACTTCACCGGCGAGTGCGAGTGCGTGGTGAGGGAGATCCCTAGAAGCTGGTTGGTCACCGAACCACCTCTGACTGTCTTGGAGACACTGCTTCTCCATGTCCTCGATTGATTTTCTATCTACCATAATTATACAGACTTTCTTCTAGATTTTCAAGGGTTCTTTTAGATGCGGTTCTGAATGAGCGACATGAACTCAGCCTTAGCTGTACGATCATGATCTGCAAACACACCACGCATAGCTGACGTTGTCGTAAGAGTACCAGGCATCTGCACACCACGCATGGTCATACACATATGCTCAGCCTGCATGACGACTGCCACGCCCAGAGGATCGAGCTTGTCTTCGAGGAAGTCAGCAATCTCAGTCGTGAGATTCTCCTGCACCCAAAGACCTTTTGCCAGGTTCTTTACAGTACGGCCGAACTTGCTCAGACCTGCAATGCTCTTGTCAGGAATGTAAGCAATGTGCGCACGACCGAAGAAAGGCACGACGTGATGATTGCACAGTGTGTAGAAGGGAATGTCTGTGATCGTGATCATTTCATTCGCACCCTGAGTGTTATCAAAGGTTGTGAAGTTGAAATCTTCGCGAGTAGTCATATCCTTAAGCATTTGCGCAAACCGCTTCGGCGTATCCGCTCCATGCTCACCATCTACGTCGAGCCCTGTGGTGCTCTGCAGAAGGTAGGACGCGGTGCTCACAATGGAGTCAAAACCATCCTTCCTGTTCTCCATTGCAGCCTTGCCATACTCTTCGTCAATGATTGCCATCTCTGCTGCTTTCCTAGGTGATAGTTTACCTCTAGCTTCCCATTCTGCATCTTCAAGTTGCTGACGTATGTCAGCCTCTTCAGGAAACATACTAACCATGTTAACGTCCTCTCTCGTTCGGTGGCCAAATGTAGTTATGCTCTTGACGATTCAAAAGCCAGGGAAGCTTGTCCTTCATTACCCAGTCTACCAGTTGTGCGTCTGTAACATCACAATCCCAGACACGACCGTAGTAAGTCAGAACGTTCGGTCGCGGCTTGACATATGTCACCCAGAGTGCCTGTGCCATAGCGAAGTCGTCAAAATCTTTAATGACAAACTTCGTTGTCTGGCGTAGCGGTGAGTCATTGAGCATCTTGATGTTATGCAGCCTGTTGGTGTTCAACGGACCGAACTTGGTTTCACCAGACCCAGGAAGCTTCCAATCCATAATGAACTGAATGTTGTCGACTGCCCAGCCTGGATAAACTAACGTCCCATTACTAAAGCAATCTATTCCAAAGCCTTGGCTAACCAGTTTATGAACGAGCTCTTCAAGTTCTCGGCTTGGTTGGAGGAAAGGCTCTCCTCCTGTAAGAGTGACAACTGATGCTCCACTCTCTCTAGCTGCGACAACAATTCTGTCTGCAACGAGGTCAGGGGTAAGTCTTTCCCATTCGTCACGGTAAGCAGGATCGATTGCATGTTGAGTGTCGCAAGGCCACCCAGGACACCTGAGGTTGCATCCACCAAATCTTGTAAAGACTGTTGTTTGTCCGACATTTGGACCTTCTCCTTGAACTGACGGATAGATTTCAGAGACCCTCATACGATTCTGCCCCTTGCCTTATTGAGATTGATTACCCAACTAGCGCCATTGGTTTTAGTCTCTTCGATATCAATCTGAATGGTAGCTTGATCTGAAACCCAACCATAGATCATTTGGTTGTTGATGATCAGGTTGCACATTTCACCACAGATGCGCTTGGCAAGGTTTTCTACTGTCGGATCTCCGTCGTGAAGAATCAGACCAGGAAGAAATGTTTGCTCTGGCTTGTCATCTTTCTTAGCAACTTCTCCCATCATGAAGATAGGCTGGGCCCATACATCTGCACGGTTGAGGTGAAGGTGGTGATCGTAGTCTGAATCTAGCAAGTTGCGGAATAGCTTCTTCAGGCTACTGAAGTCAATACCGCCTGCAATACCATTTTCATTCAGACTGAGTCCCGACAATGTCAGACGTACCTGCATCGAGTGACCATGAATGTTCTGACACTTACCAGGGAGCAGCGACAGACGATGCGCTACTTCCATATTGTGGCTAACCTGAATCGTGTTAGTCATACTGTATCACGCTGCAAAGCTTCCTTCCAGAAAGTGTTGTCTTCGTAAGTTGTTGGATCCATGTAGCCTGGGAACTCAGAGGCTGCAATATAAATGGCCTCTAGACGTTCAACACATGTGCCGCACTTGCCGCAATGAATCTCTCCGCCCTTATAGCACGACCATGTCGTCTCCAAAGGAACATCGAGGCGAATGGCCTCAGCTGCAATATCTGCCTTAGTCCATTCGATGAAAGGCGTGCGAACAAAGTCCATTGGATGTGCTGCAGGATCCTGTTCAGGAATGCTACCGAAGCCTTCATTGCCCAAGACAACAGCCGCATTGAGTGCATTGAAGAATCGAGGACGGCAATCAGGGTAGATGAAGTGGTCCCCTGCGTGTACACCTAACCACAGGGAGTCAGCACCTGATGCGACTGCATACCCAGCTGCAATACTGGACATGATCATATTGCGATTGGGAACGACTGTTGCCTTCATGTTCTCTTCGCCATAGTGGCCTTCGGGGACCTCTGTGTCACTGACCAAAGAGCTCCCACTAACGGCCAGAAGACTTGTGATGGAAGTGATATCAGCAATCGTGTGCTCCACTCCGAGATCATTACACTGGGCGATTGCATATCGCAATTCCTTCTTGTGACGCTGTCCGTAGTCGAATGAGATGGCCTTGACGTTTTCGACGTAGCCATCTTCAGGATGACGTTCGCCGTGATATCTTACTACCCTATGCAAGAGCGTGCTGGAATCCATCCCACCACTAATCACTACTACATGCTTTCCGATCATACTGCTTTCTCCTCATCGGTGAATGTCAGCTTAGCTGACTTTATATTGGGGTTGTTGGGGAAGAACCGTTCGCCTCTTCCTGCTTTCTGACGGGAGATTAGTCCTCGCTGTTCAAGTGTTTCAAACAATGGAGATGCATCTCTCGCACTGAGGTGATACGCTGTCATGATGTAGCTTCTATTAACTCCAGGATCACGACAGATTGCATTGTAGATATTGTCGAGCTGACGTTCAGCTACTCCCTTACCTACACTATTCATAATCTCGTTGGCATACCCTCGCCAGTTCTCTCCATAGCCAATGGCACGAATCAAATGCTTGAGTTCTACCACGATCTTATCACTGCGCTGCTCACTCGCTGCCAACAGCACAGCTGCCTTAAGAATGGACTTGCAAAGACGATCGTATACAGGCGTCATAATATCTGGACGATTTGCTCCCATACCGATGTCGAGCATTTCCATTTCAAGTTTGTTGTATCGATACCAGGTCTCTTCGGTTAGCTCCGCTGGAAAGTGCTTCTGTGTCACCATAGTGATCTCTGAACCCTTAACCTGCATGGTGACTTGCTGCTTGTAATGATCTGACATATCCTGCAGCTCATCAAGAATTGCCTGACGATTGTTGTCAGTGAAGGCTGTCGGAGGACCAAGTGCCTTAACCTTAGTAATGTCCGACTCAGCAGTAATGAAGACGAAGCGGGGCATGAAGCCTGATGCCACTTGCTCATATGTCAGGAGCGAGGTGATCTTGTCTTTAATACCACCAGCGAACAAAAGCAGGATGGGCTCCTTCACTTCGATAACTTCCTTGCGCAGGATCCTCTTCTGAAGTTTACCATCATACAGCTTAGTCAGAAGCTCAGCCATACCTGCCATGTAATCCTTTTTGGTCATCTGCTCAAGAAGGCCCGAAAACTCATCGCGCAAGAATACACCAGGTCTACCCGGCCGAATGGACATCGCTGTCAGCAGGCCTTCAATTGATCCATCTGTAGCCAAAATGACATCAGGATCAATCTCACCCACCAGATCCATTGCTATGTCCATCGCCGTCGACTTTCGGGTCAGGGTAGTATCGGCTAAGATCATGAACCAGAGATTGGGAATCACTGTCCCAAAAGAAGTAGGCAATCGGACATTTCCTGCAAGTAAAGCGCTCAGTGCAGTAAAAGCTCCCGCCTGGTGGTACTGTTGCGCAGCGTCGCCCAATGATTTTGCCCAATTGATATACCTCTCTATGAACGTATCCTCTGTGTCTAGAGCAGCTCTTTCCTCATCGGAAATCATAGGCTTGTCGACTGCTGTGCTACGACTGAGTGAATGGTTGTTAGCGTTATTCTTGGCTTCTGCTCTACAAACTTCCTTCCAGAGCAAACCTGGATCTCTACCATCACGTGCATACTTGTTACAAGCTGCATTAGTTACAATGGCAAAGACTTCATTGCGCTCAAAGCCTGACTCGAACAACATCATGTTCAGTTTCCAGATTGAAGATGACCAGTCGCTCTCAGGAGTTTCTTGGTACAGCGACCAAATCATCGGGTTCAGCTTCATCCGCTTGTTCTGCATGAGCTGGTCTACATCGCTGATGAGATCCTCGCCCTGTGGTTCTGGGATGTCAAGGTACCCGTACTGCGCCAGTTGCGGATAAGGATCTGCGAAGTCTGACGGACGATATTGCTTTGCATTACTTTCGATCAGACGAATCAAAGGTCCTGATGCATACTTGAAGTTATAGGTGAATGGCATACGTAGGAGCTGCGTAAGATCCCAGCCACTTCGGTCTGCTCCCTCTTCGGCGTGTTCGTAAGCAATGCGCTGACTAATGTTCTCAGCTTCATCGGGTTGTACGTTCTTCTCGAACTTCCAGTACGCTTGAAACCTTCCAGGACTGGACTCAATAGTAATGCTAGGCTCAATGTGCATACGTTCAGGTTCACATGTATCAAGGTC